GAGTGACAGCCGTTCTGTTAGCTGCACCATAGCCACCAAAAACAGCTCTTAAAAAGTTATCTCCTCTTTTTTCAGAACGGAGAAAGTCAAATAGTCCCATAAATTTGTAATTACTTTACAAAGATAAAAGAAATCGCAAAAGTGAACGACTAAATCCAGACTATTCCTCTATCGTCATATGCTGAGTCTTGGCTGTCATCATTCATATAACAACCTAAAGCCATAACAAGCGCAACCATTCCATCAATCTTTTCGCTTGACTTACTCTTATCCATTTTAATATTACCAGCTGGGTCTGTTTTCATAGCTAAGTTAGAACACATCCACCTCAACACTTTGTTACCAGCGTGGTTAATCTGTTTGCCTAGTACTAGCTTCTCAAGTTCTTTAGTTGGTGCTGACATACTAGCAAAGCCTTGCCCATAGCTTTCCATAGGCAATCCGTCCTCTGTTAAGTCTATGACTAACTGGCTTGAGTTCCAACGGTCATAGGCTATCGACTTAATGTTTACTACCTCAGCAACTTCTTTTATTCTACGCTTTATATAGTTGTAGTCTGTTACATCGCCCTCAGTCAATTCCATAAGTCCTTCTTTTTCCCAACCTATATAATCTACTTGGTCACGTCTTGAACGGATAAAAGCATTTTCTTTAGGAGCAAAGAAGTAAGGAATAACCGTAAACATATCATCCTCTGGAATGATTAAAACAAAAGCAGAAACATCTCTCACACTAGCCAAGTCAAGTCCAGCGTAAGCAGTCATACCTTTATAATCCTCTAAATTAATTGGTGCTTTATTGCATTCCATAAATTGTGCGTCTGAAAGCCAAAGAACATTTGAGTTCATCCATTGATTTAAATGTAGCATTCTGAACGTGTTGGTATAGCTTGGTAATTTGATTGCTCTCTCTTGTTCTCTTTTTAAATAGTCTAATTTTACTACTCCACTATCCAGACCAGGATTGGCTAATCTTAATGCTTCCTCTGTAGTCCAATCAACATCATCTGGACAATAATATTTTACATAATAAAACGAATCATCCTTGATAATATTCTCTGAAACTTTGCGACCGTATTCCTCTAGGCGATAACAGAAAGACTCTCTGTTGTAACCAGCAGTAGTAATAGCGATATTTAAAGGCTGTCTACGAGATGCAACACTAGTCGTTAGTGCATCCCACAAACTAGAGTCACGCTGAGTAAATGCCTCGTCCATTATACAACAACTAGCATTATATCCATACTTACTAGAAGCCTCACTTGATAATGCTTTAAAAGATGAATTACTTTTTTCGTGAACTATACTATTCTTAAATACTTTTAAATTCTTTTCAAGTTGTTTGTCAGCTCTAACCATACCACTAGCCACGTCGAAGATTATCCCAGCTTGAGACCTATCAAAGGCACACACATAAGTTTCTGCTGATGGCTCTCCGTCGGCAACCGTCATATAGAGTGCGAGAGCTGAGATGAGTGTACTCTTACCATTTTTTCTTGGTAGACAAATGTAAGCTGTTCTGAATCTTCTTAGTCCACTATCACGATATTTCCAACCAAACAAATCTCTGACTATAGTTTTCTGAAATGGCTCTAGCTTGAATTTTTTATTTCCCCATTCGCCTTTTAAATGGTGTATATGATTCTCTATAAAATAGATTACTCTATCGGCTGCCTTGTCATCAAAGTAAAAAGTCTTGTCCTCTTTAAGTTTCATTAGAATATACTTGTTTGTTTTAAATGTTCTGAACATCTATCGTTAGCCATCTCTACATATTTTGTCTCTATGTCAAAACCTATAAACTCTCTACCTTCTTTGGCTGCCATAGCGCACTCTGTACCACTACCAGCAAAAGGAACTAAAACCAAATCGCCTTTTCTTGAGCAAGTTTGTATTAAAATTCTTGTTAGCTTTTCTGGTTTAATTGTATCGTGTTTAAATTTATTTGTTTCATAATTCGGTAATCTTATAACATCTCCTAAATGTAAAGAATTATTAAATGGTCTGCGTAGTTCCTCGTATTCTTTGCGTAGCTCCTCGTATTCTTTGCGTAAATAAGGTTTACACCATTTTTGTAGTTTTATATACATTTCTTTAGTTATCATAGTTGGCTCTGTTTTGTCTAAACTTAAACAAGCACTAGCAACGCCTCCTCCATTTGTTGCAGTTCCTAAAGCCTTATTGACTTGCTTTAAAATTATTTTATCTTTTGATTTAATTATTTCTTTTCTAATATAATCTCTAATATGATAAACGCATTTAGTCAAGTTATATTTATCATTGCTATACATTAAAATTCTTTCAGTACAAGGTGCAAAACTTCTTAAATCATTATTGTATCTTATTTGTTGCTTGTGGTCGTTTGTATTTTCCCATACAATATTATTTAATAAATGAAAATACTTGTCAAATATTATTTGAGCATAAGCTATTTTCTTAGCATCTCCATACCAAAACAAAGTTCCATTATCTGCTAAAAGCCTTTTACACTCAATCGCCCATTTTTCTACGTCTTTTAAATAATCGTCAAAGCTATCCCAAATAAAATCAAACTCTCCCTTAACTTCAAAGTAAGGAGGATCGGCAATTATTAATTGCACCGACTTATCTTCTAGTTGGTTCGTAGTCCAATCTCCTAAGTGTACTTTATTTATCATTAGTCAAAAAAGTTAAAGTCATCAGTACTCTCTTCGTCTTGGTCTGGCATACTAAGCGATGCTCTACTGCTTGGAGTAAATCCAAATTGCGTAGCAATTTTCATAGCATTCTGTAAAGCGTTTTGCATTACTTTATATTTAGGAGCAATCTTACTAGACCTTAATCGGCCATCTTTGTCAACCGTCTGCTCTGTAAAGTTGCCTTGTAACTCTTGAGCTATCTCTCTATAAATACCTATCTCGTTACAATAAGCTGCTAGGATCGATAGGTCAGTCAAGTGTAACATCTTGATATTAGCTAGTTCGTTAGTTACTAAATCCCATTCATCAGAGCCTTGTTGATTGAGAAAGGAGGGAGCTGAAGGCATTGAGACAACTGCCGAAGTCTCCATCTCGTTTCCCACTAGTCGAGACTTTTCAATAGTACCTTTCAACTCCTTAATCTTTGTTGGTATTTTTTTTCTCCCTCTCAAAATATTCTAGTTTGTGCTTGGTGGTTTTTTATTCTGTTGATTGCGTTGTCGTAGTATTCTCTGTCAAGTTCATAGCCAGTTAAATCATATCCTAAATTATGACAAGCTATGGCTATTGATCCACTACCTAAATGTGTGTCTAGTATCTTATCTCCCTCCTTTGCGTAGTTCATTAATAGCCACTCGTAAAGTCTAATTGGCTTTTGTGTTGGGTGTATTCTTTGCTCTTTGTTTTTCATATCATACTGCAACATTCCACTCCATTTACATTTATAGTTTCTTACAGATGTTTTAAAATTAGTGTAAGCTAATTCACTATCTGCAAAGTCAGTTGCTCCATTATCTTTATCCCAAACAATCCAGCAGCTGCTATTAGCGTTTGGTATATTTTCTATAAAATGATTTGCTCCCCATATTATAACATTCTTGCACACTCTATCAAGCTCAATAAAATATTCTTTTTTAGGTGCTGACTCATCCCAATTTTTCTTAGTGTAGTTTATTTTTTTAGCAACCCCTCCTCCTTTACCTTGTGCTTGTTTATTAATACTTATTCCATAAGGAGGGTCTACTATTGCCAAATCAAATTCATTGTCTTGCATTAGCTTCATAGCTTCTAAACAATCTTGATTATGTATTTTATTTATATCCATCTGAACTTAAACTGGTTTTAGTTTGGTATATCTATACCCATACGATTTAGATTTAATTATGCGTATAAAAAATCCTAACCTTTCCATGCGATGTACGTCGGTATTGGTTAAACTTTTTATGCCCCCCCCTTATATATATTTTTGCTATCGATGTAATCATTTGTAATACTCACTAACTCCTCTTGTAGGTCTGCTAATTGTTTCTTGAGTAGTAGTTCGTTTAGTTCTACT